CGAAACTGTTGCTGGCCTGCGGGCATCGATGTGCGGACGCGGCTGAGTGGATAGCGCCCTGGATAGCGGAGGAACGGGAATGACCAAAACGTCTGACGTTCGAGACTTCTTTCAAGAGGGGCGGCCGCTGGTCGAACAGGACCTTGATATAGCTGAGCAATTCAAAGCGATGCGCGATGCCGCGCGCGCCAAGGGCGTGGACTGGTCCCAAGTCAAGGCGCTCCTGAAGGCACAAATTCTGGATGAGCGCGAGGGGACGGATAAGCGGGTCCGCGCCATCGTGGAGAAGGCGGATTGCGCTTCCGCCTATGCCGATATGCTCGGGCTTTCCGAGAAAAGCTTTTCTCGGGAAATCGCCCATATACCGCCACTGGTGAGAGAAACGGCAGAGACTACCGAAGTAGGCTCGGCAGAAGAAAAATGCGCCAGCGAAGCCGCTAGCGCCGCTGGCCCGCTCGCCATCCCCTCCGATCTATCCATCCCGCCCTATCTCCGTCGTCAACCAGCGGAGGCCGTGTAATGGCCTTCGATCCTATCGACGTGATCCTCACAGCGGTGATCCTGATAGGCGCCATCAGCCTCGTCTCAGCCATAGGAGCACCGCTGTAATGAGCCTTCTCATTAGCAATCTAGAATCGCACTACACGCAGCCGGATAAAGCGCTCCAAGAGAAGCGCAAAAGGACTTGGCCTGGCATGGCTCATTTCGGGGGTTCTGCCCCCCTGGGCAAGACGTGCCGCGAGTGCGCGCTGTGGACCGGCTGTGGCCAACAAACAGGATACTACGCAAATGGCGGTAAGCGCGGCGGCCGCATAAAGCCTCGCCCTTGCGAGAAATACAGATCACTGATGGGAGGTGATGTTGGCCCCGGAGTTCCGGAGGATGCCAGCGCATGCAGATATTTTGTCGCTTCCGACGGTCCGCCAGCAAGGTTCGATAAATGAATGCCGGCAATCTCATCTGGCGTGGCTCGCATATTGCCTGGTTCGTCATGGACTGGCGATCCTTCCGGTTTCATCGGCTGGTGGTCGTGCACCACCCGCATGGACCGGCTTTTGCCGAAACACATCTGAGATTCCGTATAGCTGGCTGGCTGTTCAGGAAAACATGGGGTGGTGTCGGCACACAGATTGTTGGAGGCAGGGTATGAGCTTCCGGCTTGAACTGCCTTTGCCGCCATCGCTGAACAGTTGCTACCGGAACGTGCCCGTCAAAGGCCGCGTCAAGACTGGCGCGCTAAGGAATTGGCGCAACGACGCGCAGGGGCACTTTCTGCTGGCGAAGAAGAGTATCGAGCCAGTCACCAGTTCCTACAAGCTCACGGTTCACATTCCGCAGGCGATGCGCGGCGATGGGGACAATCGGCTTAAGCCAATCGCAGACCTGCTGGTTGACCTGAAGTTGACGCCGGACGACCGGCATTGCCAGGAGTTTCACATCATCCGCTCGCCTAATATCCGTGAGCATTTCTGCCTGATCGAAGTGGAGGCGGCGTGATGTCCGAAATGGCAAGGCGCTTTGCTGTCAAGACTGAATGGACTGACGAGCATGTTGATGTGCTGAAAAGCAAGCTTGCGGAAGGCAGATCGTTCACCGAGATTGCCAACGCGATTGGCTCTACAAAAAGCGCCGTATCTGCAAAAGCCTTTCGGCTCAATCTCTCACCGTGGACGGACGAGGCAACGGCCATGCTGCGGGAATTATGGGCCGATGACAATATGTCCGCCGCCAATATAGCCAACATCTTGTCCAAACAGTTCGGCGGCACGTTTGGTCGCAACGCTGTCCTTGGCAAGGTCCATCGGCTCGGCCTGCCGAATCGAAACAAGGTGGTGCCGGCAAAGCCAAGGCGCGTCCCGACGCTCCGCCGCCCGCCACGCGCCAGCAAGCGCGCTGTGGTGGCCTCTGCGCCTGTTCCTGACATTCTGGACGCCGCCGACATTCCCTTTGAACAGCGTCGCTCGTTGCTCGAGCTGACCAGCAAGACCTGCAAGTGGCCTGTTGGCAACCCCTCCATGCCAGGGTTTTTCTTCTGTGGAGCCGAGCCCGTGGAAGGCAAGCCATACTGCGCCTGCCACGCCGCCCGCGCATATCAAAAGCCGCCGGCCCGCAAGAACCTGCGGCCGTTCCACGACACCAAGAGGCGCGTGGCATGAGCGATGCCATGCTTGCAATTCTGCGCGAGAGGCACCCGGAGCGATGGCACCAGGCGCCGGCCCCGGCTGTTGTCTCAACCCCACCTCCGCGCGTGCGCGACTGGCTGTTGCTCGCCAGTCGCGCGCCGGGCAACCATGTACAGATCAAGACGATCATCGCGGTGGCGGCGAATTACTACGGCGTTTCCGTACCCGATCTTCTTTCCGATCGACGCCATAAACGCTTGGCGTTCGTCCGCCAGATTGGCATGTATCTGGCGCGCCGGCATACGCCGCACTCTCTGCCGGTCATCGGCCGCGCATTCAACCGCGATTACACAACGGTCTTACACTCGATCCGCAAGATCGAGGGGCGGATTAAGGAGGACCGCCAGATCACATCCGACATAACCATCATTCAAAGCCGTCTCGGCCCGCCCGCAAGGGGCAGGGAGGCGGCATGAAGTGGTTCAGGTTTTACGCTGAAGCCTTGAACGACCGGAAGGTGCAATCACTTCCCGGCGATATGTTCAAGGCTTGGGTGAACATCCTGTGCCTTTACTGCAATGAGGGCGCGGCCCTCGATCTGTCCAGCATATCCTTTGCTCTCCGAGCCGGAGACTCAAAGGCCGAAGCTATCGTTGACGACCTTCTCAATCGCGGCCTGCTAGACGACACTGCGGCTGGTCTAGTCCCGCATAATTGGAACAATCGTCAATACAAAAGCGACGTTTCCGGTAGTCGCGTTGCTAGATACCGCGAAACCCGCCGCAAGAGCGGCTTGAAGGTCTTGAGCGATTACAACCGATTTCGCTCTTCCCTGATAAGACGAGACGGAGAGCGGTGCGTTTATTGCTCTGCCACCGCTCAATTGGTTGTCGATCATATGGTGCCCGTCAAGCTTGGCGGAACCGATGATTTAGACAATCTAGCGTTGTCTTGCCGGGCCTGTAATTCCGGTAAAGCTGGGCGAACGCCAGAACTCGCCGGCATGAAAATAGTCGTGACGACAGCAGAAAACGCGCTGGCAAAATATCGTGACAGACAAAAGCATGTAACGGTTACAGTAACTCCCCCAGATACAGATACAGATTCCGAACCTAACGGTTCGGACGCGAGCGCGTCGGGACGCGAGGCGTTGTGGGGAAACGGGGTAACGACCCTGATAGCCCTTGGGGTATCGGAAACACGAGCAAAACCGATGATCGGGCGCTGGCTCAAGGATGCCGGCGACGACTTCGAAAGGGTGTTGGGAGCGATCAGCCGGGCCCGCTCCGAGGCGCCGATTGACCCGATTGCGTGGATCACGGCCGCCCTGAAGGCCGAAGGAGGCAAGAATGGAAAACCTGAAAATCTCTCCGCAGTCGCCCGTCGGCTTGCAGAGCAAGGGATCAGTTTTGGTCCAAAGCCAAGTCTCGCAGGAGCTGGCGGTGAAGCGGACAGCCCTCCTGTTCGGCTGCTATCGAAAGGGTGACGCAAACGACCCTGAGATTTATACGGCGGCAGTCGCGGCAACGCTGGCTGATTTCCCGGCCGAGGTTGTGGAATACGTCACTGATCCCCGCACCGGCCTGCCGAGCAAGCTGAAATGGCTACCAACTGTCGCCGAGGTCCGTGAGGCTTGCGAGAAGCACAAGGAGTTTATCATTGGCCGCGACCGGCTCATTGCAAAGGGCTGGCGCCTTCAAGGCAACACCTGGATCAAGCCCGATGAGGCCGCCTGATGGTCAAGAAGCGAAAGAAGCGGCGGGGCGGGCGACCTCGTAAGCAGGGGGTTGCGCGTGAGCCTAACGGCCGCATCAGCCGTAGTCCCGATGCGTCGCGGTCCTTCCGTGAGGCTATCCTGGCCAGGACGCGGCTGTTCGGCGTAACCGAGAAGCAGGCTGCGGATGCTATGGCAGGCACAGTCATTGGCCGCATGGTGCTGCAAAAGGCCCTGTCGCACGATCAGTTTGATGCCGCGCAGAAATACATCGAGGTCCGCCACGCCTATCTGCGCGCGATCGGCGCCAAACCTGATTTTTGCGAACCGCTGCCAGAAACCGAGGGTAATGGCGACTATGAGTCATTCTGCCGCAGGGCGCGGTCCATCTTTGCCTCCATGCAGGAGGTCATCACCGAGTTGTGCATTGAGCAGCGGTCCCCTGCCCCCGCGTCAGCGCTGGACATCTTCATCACGCGCGACACTTATCAGGCACACCTCGAAGGCGACCTGCGCCTGGCTCTCAATAGGCTCGCCCGCTATTTCTTCACAGGCCGGCAACAAGCCGCTTGACAGGGCGATGTCAGAAACTCTGAATTTCTGACATCAAACTAAATAATCCCGAATTGTGTCTGGAGCCGCCCGAGAAATCGCGGCGGGTTTTTTGTTGCGAGCATTGAATGGCGAAGCCGACAAAAGAGCAAATAAAGGCCATCGCTGATCGGGCTGAAGGGCTTCGCCCAGCCAAGCATGCCGGCGGTCGGCCATCATCTTATCAGGCGACCTTTGCCAAACAGGCAGAGAAGCTTTGCCTGCTGGGTGCGACGAATGCCGATCTGGCCGATTTCTTCGGAGTCTCGATCCGCACAATCGAGCGCTGGGCATCTGAACATGATGAGTTTTGTCGCGCCCTAAAGAACGGCAAGCGCCAAGCCGACGAGCGCGTTGAGCGGAGCTTGTACCAGCGGGCGGTCGGCTACTCGTTCGATAGCGAGAAGGTCTTTCAGTATCAGGGCGAGGTCGTGCGCGCCAAGACGCGCGAACACTGTCCGCCCGACACCACCGCGATGATTTTCTGGCTGAAGAACCGCCGTCCCGCGGATTGGCGGGACAAGACCGAAGTGCACCACACGCATACGGTCGAGAACATGAGCGACAATGACCTTGAGCGTATCGCCTCAGCAGGCCGCGAAGGAGCTGCTGAAACGCCGGTCGATCCGTCGCAGCTTAACTGAGGGCACAATGAAATTATTGGTTGACCCGCAAGACGCCCACATTCTTGAAGATGTGAAATGGTCTGCCGCAGTGGGCGGGAAGTATCACATTGGGCGGGTTGGCGGGCGGGTTGTGTACCTGCATCGCCTTTTGGTCGGCGCGGCGAAGGGCCAGCTTGTTGACCATATCAACGGGAACACCTGGGATAACAGGCGCGCGAATCTCCGCGTTTGTAACCGCTCAGAGAGCAATTCAAACCGTCGGGCCAAGCGCACAAGCAATGCGCCATTTAAGGGCATTACGCTGACCAAAAGTGGTCGCTGGCTCGCACAGATAATGAAGAACAAGACCTATCACCGGATAGGTCTGTTCGACTCCGCTGAGGATGCGGCGGCCGCTTACGACCGGAAGGCCGGGGAACTTCACGGGCAATTTGCTAGAACAAATGGCCTTGGCGATCTCGCCGCCTGAGGCAGCGCACGAATTACTGCGCCGACGCAGCATTCGCAGAAGTCTTTCGGAATACGCTCGCCTGCAGGGCTTCGAGCCGGCAGAGCACCACAAGCTGATTATCCGCGAGCTTGAGGCTATTGCGAGGGGCGAGAACGACAACCTGCTGATCTTCGCTCCGCCCGGCTCGGCAAAGAGCACCTATGTCTCGGTGCTGTTTCCGGCCTGGTATCTGGCGAACAACCCGCAGCACAACATTCTCGCAGCCACCCACTCGGTCGAGTTTGCGGAGCGCTGGGGCCGGCGGGTCAGGAACGATCTAAACTTGAACGCGCTGGTCCTTGGCGTCACGCCGGACCAGACCAACCAGGCGGCGTCACGCTGGGCGCTCACGAGCGGCGGGGAATATTACGGCGTCGGTGCCGGCGTCGGCATATCCGGTTTCCGCGCCGATCTGGGGCTGATCGACGATCCATTTGGTTCCCGTGAGGATGCCTGGTCGGAAACTGTCAGGCGAAAACGCTGGGACTGGTACATCGATGACTTCTCGGCCCGCCTCAAGCCCGGCGCGCGGCGGGTCATCATGCACACCCGCTGGCATGAGGAGGACATTGCCGGCCGGGTGTTGGAGCAGATCGACAAGGGCATCCTGAAAGCCCGCGTGGTTTCAATACCGGCCATTGCCAAGGACGGCGACGTGCTGGGCCGCAAGCCCGGCGAGTTTCTGTGGGACGATCCGAAGGGCTACAATTACGGCGCCTATCTGCGGGCTCGCCGCGCCGAGACATCGCCGATGATGTGGTCGGCGCTGTACCAGCAGGAGCCGGCACCGGAGGAAGGCGATTACTTCAAGGCGGACTGGCTCAAGCCGTATGACCGGATACCGGCCCGCGACACGCTGCGGGTTTACGGCGCGTCCGACTATGCGGTGACGGCCGATGGCGGCGACTACACGGTGCATGTCGTGGCCGGACTTGACCCTGACGGCCGCATGTACCTGCTGGACCTGTGGCGCAAGCAGGCGGCCTCGGACGAGTGGGTTGAGGCGTTCTGCGACCTGGTCCTGAAATGGAAGCCGATCGGATGGGCTGAGGAACAAGGACAGATCAGGGCCGGCGTCGGGCCTTATCTCGACAGGCGATCCCGAGAGCGCCGCGCCTTTGTGGCGCGAGAGGCATTTCCAACACGCGGCGACAAGGCGGTGCGGGCGCAATCGATCCGCGGCCGCATGGCGCTCAATGGGCTGTATGTCGACGAGCGCGCGCCATACTTCCCGGCGTTGCGTTCCGAGCTGCTGAGTTTCCCGGCCGGTAAGCACGACGATGCGGCGGACGCCCTTGGCCTTCTAGGCCAGCTGCTCGACACGATGCTGGCTGGCGAGCCGGCCAACAAGCCAAGGCCAAAAGAAGACCAAAGCGGCTACAGCGAGCGCGAGAGCAACGACGATGACAATCTCTGGATGGTTTCGTGACCACTGATTACGTCTCGGGCACTCCGACCGCGCAGACCAATTCGAGCAGCGCGCCGGCAGGGAAGGTCGAATATTGGGGCATCGATAAGCTTAAGCGCGCCTATCAGGATTATCTTGGCAATAAACGCGGGGAAATCGACGAAGCGAAGGAAGCGCGCCGCTATTATCACGGTGCCCACTGGACTGACGCGCAGATCAAGGTTCTGAAAAAGCGCAAGCAGCCGATCCAGACGCTCAATCGCATCGGTCGCAAGATTGATGGTGTTGTCGGTGTGCTGGAACGCATGCGGCAAGACCCCAAGGCCTTTCCGCGGACACCACAGCACGACGACGGTGCCGATCTGGCGACCGCGTGCATTCGCTACGTTCTCGACCAACAGGAATGGCAGCCGAAATCGTCTGAGGCCGCCCGCGATGGGGCCATCGAAGGAATTTCCGGCATTGAAGTCAATTTAATCCATGGTGATCGCGGAGATCCCGAGATCGAGATTGATATCGTCGAGCCGGATTCGTTTTTCTATGACCCTCGCAGCTATCGCTCGGACTTCTCGGATGCTCGATACATGGGCGTATCGAAGTGGATCGACATCGAGACCGCAAAGGAAATGTTCCCGGAGAAAGAGGATGATCTGGATGCATCGATAGAAACCGGGACAGACCTGACAACAAGCCCGGATCGGGAGCAGAAGTGGTTTGACAGCACGCGCAAGCACATCCGGCTCGTTGACTGCTGGTACAAGCACAAGGGCCAGTGGTACTATTCGATCTTCACCGGCGCGACCGTCCTGATGGAGGGCAAATCATTCCTCGTTGACGAAAAGGGCGAGACGACCAGCAAATATGTGATGTATTCGGCCAGCGTTGATCATGACGGTGACCGTTATGGCTTCGTGCGCAACATGAAGTCCACGCAGGATTCGATCAACTTCAAGGCATCTAAACTCAATCACATTCTGGCGTCTCGTCGCCTGATTATGACGAATGCCGCGGTTCAGGACGCGGAGAAGGCCCGCGCGGAATGGGCGCGACCTGACGGCGTGATCGTCGTCAACCCCGGCGGCGAGGTGAAGGCCGACGATCAGAGTTTTGATTTTGCAGGCTGGGAAAAACTCCTCGCACAGGACAAGACCGAGATCGAGAATTTCGGCCCCAACCCTGCAATTCTTGGCCAGGGTGTAGAAAGGCAATCCGGGCGCGCAATCCAGTTATTGCAGCAAGCCGGGATAGCGGAACTTGGACCATACATT